GCTGCATTGGTTACTTTGAGTCGATTGATTTCATCTACTAGAATTGGGATGTTATTCGAGATAGCCATGAAGCCAGTCTGAGCGGAATAGGTGAAGGCAGGAAGTTCCCTGGTAACTTGGTTGATCGAATTCCCTAGGCCATTCCATTGCGGTTTTTGCGCTCCGATAGCCATGCTCTGTCCTTTGAGCTCATTCGTAGATCCCTGAATGTTCTTTCGTAGTTCTGCTTCACGTACACTCAGTGCAGCGAGGGCTTGGGTATATTGAGTGGCGTCGACCGTGCCGGCGTCGAATCGTTTGTTCAGGTCATTCTGCGCCAGATTCACCTGGCGCATTTCCCCATCCATATCATTCAACTGCACGATGAGCGTACGGGTAGCAGGAGTTAGTTCATTATAGGCTGCCATTCCCGCAGCGAGTACTCCACGATATTCGTCTGACACCGCTTCCAGAGCACGCTGTTTCTCATCGAGGATCTTAACCTCTGCACCTTGCTGATTGGGAGCGGTACCTGCCACAGCGGCCGTAAGCTGACGCTCCGAAGCTGCCAACTTGTCCACAGCTAACTGGTATGATTCAGCGCCCATTTTTCCCGTGTCGTAGAATTCCTGAAGTCTGACTTTCTCAGCCACTAAAAGTTCAAGCTGACGTTTGGCCTCTTCAATTCCTTTCGACTCCACCAGTGGACCGCTCATTTTTCCTGATTCAGCGATTTGACGCTGATATTCTGCGATTTCCTTAGCCGAATCCGACAGCACAGCAGTCGTAGCGGCTGAAGCTTCCACAGCCGAATCCTTAGCCACGGTGACTATGCCTTGAATCTCGGACTTCAACTGCTCGGAAGCAGCTTTGAATTCCGCATTGTTGAAAATGAAATCGATTTCTACAGGGCCTAGCTTATCCATCTTTTATTTTTCTCGATTGATACTTTTTTCTTCCCTCAGCAGGGTCTCCTTCTTTAGGCTTTTCGGGATCTTCTCTTTCCATTGCCGGTGCATCTGCCATGCCCCAGAGGATGAGATTCCAGGGAATGCCCCAGAGGACGTATTTCCAGCTCCAGCCTGTTTTTTCACAGATATGGAAGATGATTCCAGCCGGGCTATGAAGGCCAGAGGCCTTTAACTCCCTTTTTTCTTTTGACCCTGATTTTGAGGATCGGTTATTTTTACCGCTCGCACCAATCTGGTAGTAGGCATAAAATCCGAGATCCCTCCATACACCAGGGTATATTCGAGTAGAGCTCGTATCTCACGCCAAGGGAGATTATCCAATAGATAGCCCCCTAGCCATCTTCCAAGTATCCAGTCCAGGTATCGGCTGTTGATCACCGCAGTGGCCACACATCGGGCGATTGCATTGCCATGTTTCGCTTGCACTTCGAGGGATTCTTCCAGCGTCATTTCCTTCAGCTGTTCATCTTTGATCCCTGTTGCCAGGTATCGCCGAGAGGCTCGTATTAGCGTGCCCGCATAGAGCATCCTGATAGTGAGCGAGATAGTTTTGATGCGGAACAGCCGTAAAAAAAGAGGGGCTCTGACCTTCGACCTGACGCCCCTCTCTAGTATACTGTAAGCCGCGTGCAGCTCAGTTTGCATCGCTTTATGGCGTTTGCTTCTCTGACCAGGTGAAGTCAGGTGTAGCATCTGCACCCGTATCTGATACCACACCAGAAACATCAATCAAGTTGATGTTGGCATCTGTGATGGTTAGATTCAGTCGGGCATAATGCGAGAATGCTGGAACTGTAATGATAGAATCATCTTCAGCCGTGATTTTTAGCGACTTGATCACTTCACCTCGATTCTTTGGGGCGCTCCACACATCCGCAGTATTCACTACAGCGATGGTACCTCCAAAAGCTTTCATCAATGCCTGTGGATCTGTGTCCATCAGCTGATAACTTATCGCCATAGATGCAGGCGTTACTCTTCGTAGTCTAGGATTAGACTTCCCTTGCTGCTTGTGCTCATTCACTGAAGGCTCAGCCTCAGTGAGCACAAAGGTTTCGTTATAGACAGGGAGTTCCACCCAGTTCGATGTACTCTTTAGGACTGGATCCCAGTCACCCATTTCGATTTTCTTTGCCCCGTAGGTTAGTGTTCCCATTATTTCTGGTCGGTTTCGTTTACATCCTTCTGAATGTCCTGAGCCGCTTTGGTAGCCGCTTTCGACACTTCTTCTTTTGCTGCTTCAGCTTCCAACTCCTGTACTTTTGCCTTCAGCGTCTCCAGCTTGATATTCCCAGCTGCTTTCTTACCTGATAGTTCTTCATGCTTCGCCAATAGGCTCTGCATTTCAAGTGCTTCAGATTCCTTGACAGGATCAGCCCCGCCTTCACTTAAGCCCTTTTCAGACTTCACGCCCAGCTTTTGGAACTCATTCTTTGCACCGTTTGGATCCACAACCGCAGGGGCTGGATCGTTTGGTACGTCAATAGTTCCGGCTGCCGCCATAGACTTGGTGATGAGCACCGTGTCTTTTACCTCGAGTGACTTTGCGTGATTGACGGCGTGGGATTGCTCCGTGAACGCCTGTCCATCAGCACTGAAGTGAAACTCCTTCGCACTTGGATATATCCCAAATACCTCCTTGGCTTTGTCCAGCAACTCTGATTTCGATAGTGACATGTTAGAATAATTTAATTCGTTTGATTTTGATTAGTACTACCAGAGCGATGACGAGCATCAGTGCTGGCCATATCCACCAGGAGAAACCGATCTTCTTTTGTGTCGATTCCTTCTGAACGGTGAGCGCATAGGTCTCTTCGAGCTTTCGTTCAGTGTAGGTTGAATCAGCCTGTATCAACGTGGATCGCGCGACTGGCTTTGCAACAGCCTGGTAAGTCAGGGTAGAATCCTGCAAGGTGATATCCAGATTGATTCCACCGGATTCGACCTGAAATCGCACTGATCTTGGCACTGTGTAGGGGAGCGGCATCCTTCCGATCAAACTGTCACCGATATGCTCAATGTCCGTTCGCCCAGACAAATGAGCCGTGATGGCCGTTTGTTCAGTTCTCTTAGTTTCTTCCTTCAGCTCACTCGTAGTTTGCTTTGAAGACTTGCAGGAGAATGATATCAGAAGGATAACCGCGATCCCCGCCCCAGTGATTCGCATTAGTTATAGCGGATAAAGTCTTTGACAGCGACTATCCGAAGTGGCTCCTCATCTCCAGAGTCTGCATTTTCGGATTCGTCAGATTTATTGAGGTTGAAACTCAGCGAACTGGCTTCGTCAGCAAAGACCGGCATCAGTTCCCAGAATTCCCCTTTATCGGATGGCTTGATAGCCAGGTATTCCATTTTGTGCTTTAATGCCCGCTCTACAAACCCCTTCGGATCTTTCACCAGGACAATCTTATTTTCCTCAGGCAATGGCACTGAATAGACCGGCACCTTCATTGTCTCCGTCTCCCGATAGCTATCGGGAGCGAGCGCAGCGAAGCAATCTGTATCAAAACACTCGACCGCATCCACTCCCCCATCAAGGGGGGCTAGGGGTGTTGAGCCTACGTAGCCCGTGGTGATTAACAAGGACATTAATAGCCCTAAGATGTACTTTTCCATTTTTCTGGGATTTAATTTTAATTCGATTTACACCGAACATCCTACACCGGACATCCTACTTTTACTTTATCATTCCTTGATACTCTGGGATTGCGTCGAAGCTCGGGCAATCCTTAATTCGTTCATTTGGATCCACTTTTCCATTCAGGTTCTTGTCAGGACTGATATCCCGATGACCCATGATTTTGATGGCGTCATCCTGGTATTGCCTCAGCTCCTCCAGTACCTCCCGGATAGCTTCCAGTATTCCTACTTTCTGCATTTCCGTTCTCGTGTCAGCTGACGCGTTCACGTTTTTCTTTTCCACTCCTCCGCGGTAGCTGATGTGTACCGAGTTCGAGTTATGACCACCCACTCCGTTGGTGATCTGGCTGAGCGGATATACATCCGTGATCAGCCCGTCATAGTCCACCCACTTGTGGTAGCCTCCAGTCTTCCAGCCCATGCCGTTCGGCTTGGCACCGTGCCACCAGCGTTTTACGCCTTCGAGATCCGAGTGCCCCGCTGAGCAGTGAATGAATATGGTATCGATCTTTCTCACTTGAAGAATCCGTTTACTTTGTCTACCAAAATCGTAATCCAATGTGCCTTTGGCTTTCCTGTGATCATGCTGTAATTCTCAGTCACACTCACCACATTCTCCAGTACGATCTGCACCACGAAAAACAAATGCATAAAGTCAAATATGACCACTGCGAGTTCTTTCTGGCGCACCTTAAAGCTCTCGCTCATCAGGTAAGTGATCGCAATGATCAGCAGGTAGTAGGCACACTTGAATGTGAACCGACTGAGCTTTTTACTTTCTATCTTTTCGCCTCTCACTCTGCTCGCCCAGATCCCTGAGATCAACTCAGCAAAGAAGACTAACAACAGGGATGCAAAAGCAAGCCCGTCCAAGCCGAAAATCCGAATAACCGGAACCGACACTACAGAAATCATGACTGATATATAACCAGAACCGGGATATTTCAGCGTTGGAATGAGGCTCTCCTTAAGAGAGCCCCAATCCTCAAAGCCGAATGATCTCAGCAGGTAGCCCCAATGTGCTCCAAGTTCTATCCATATTCTAACTAGGAAACTCATCTAGTCCCCCCGATTATACTACTGCGCCTGATCCGATCGCACCGATATACTTCGCGCGCTTGGGCACCGCAATGAAATAGTGACGATAGTTCAGCTTATTGGTCTGGCTTTCCGGATCTTTCGCAGACTCCGCAAAATATTGCTTTGTCATACCGGTCTTCTTAGCGATGTTAGGCACATAGAAGGCTACAGATGCCTGATAATCGCCTGCTATTGGAGCCGCTCCATACGCTTTCTTTACCAAGCCTGTGAAATATGGATTCGCCACATACTGATGAATCTCAAACCCTGCTACCATTGGAGCAACAGCCCCAGTACGATAGTTTGAGAAATTATCCCCAAATCGCTCACGGTCTAGCAAGAGATCATTCCAGTGATCCGTAGAGAGCACGATTCGTCTTCCCATCATTGGCATTTGAAGGACATCGAACTTCTTCTTCATCGCTACCAAATCAGCATAGGTCAATACTTTTCTGCCTGTAGCAGCACCACCTTCTACGCCTCCGGTAGTCAGAATCACAGGCGTATTCGCGGTATTGCCCGATGGCGCTATCGCATGAATCGCTTTCCCATATTTGCTCTTCAGGATCGCAGAGGAGTGCGAGCGTGTCGCATTGTCGATGCGCGGATAAGAAGCTCCGATGATCTGATCATCTGACAAGGTGGTCACCTTAGTCTGGTATTTATCCAGGCTGATCGTAACTTCCGTATCCGTGTAGGCTTGTAGCGCGATTGGATACGCGCTATTGTTTATCAATACATCCGGCTCAAAATCTGAGGTTGGGATATGAATCACATTAGTCTCCCCGGCTGATCCGGAACCCATCTCGATTACTGTTGTGTCGAGTTCTTCAACACCGTCAAGCCAAGGGGCTTCGTCGGTTGATCTGAGGTTGGTTTCCACTCGGGCTTTCCAAACCTCTGGAAAATTTGCTGGCATATTATTGCTGTTTAATTGCTGTTTAATTGATAATTAAGCTGGGGCTTAACAATCCCCCTTCAGGGGGGCAGGGGGTGACTACGCGAATAGCGCCTTGTATCCCTCAGGATTGTTCTCTTTGAAAGCCAACTGCTTCGCCAATGGCAAGGCAGAAAACTCATCCACATTCTTAGGCTCTCCCGCAGCAGCTCCCGGACTTCCACCAGCTTGAGCAGCTAGAGACACTTTGCCTGGCATAGCTTCCAGCACTGTGGCCAGCATACCCGGATCAGAGACTCCTAGTGTGATGAATGACTCCTTTTTGTCAGCAGTCAGCTTACCTGCCGTGATCGCAGCCTCTACTATCGCAGTGGCATTGGACTTCGCAGCTGTGAGCTGTGCATCCTTCATCGTCTGAAGGGATAATTTGAGCGCGGTCTCAGATTCCTGAGCCTTTTTCAAGTCAGCTCCCAACTGTGCGATGCTGGCATTGACTGCCGATTCATCATTCTGATTGATCAGACCACTCAGCATCAGCACAGATAGTGCGCCCGCCGTTAGCGTGAATTTTTCCATGTTGTAATTTGATTTTGGTTTTGTAAGTCGGACTTTGACATTGGCAGACATCGCAGAGAGCTGAAGCTTCACTTCATCTTCAGTCATCAGCACTCCGGGTGCGGAATAGAGCCTCACGGCATTCCCATTGGCAGGAATTACCACCACGCTTCCTTCATAGGGTTCGGATTTGGTGAGTTCAAATACTCCATCCAGTGCCTTGACGAAGAATTCTTCAAGGAACAGGAATCCAAGACTACAACCCTTCAGAAATCCACGGGTTACTTTCCCTGCAATTTTCTTTGCCTCTTCATCCTCCATGTCGAATTCGTCCTCTGCAAGCAGCAGGTTTCCTTCGATGCGGATATTCTTCCACCGTCCGATGACAGCGTTCAGATCCCAATCCCTATGCATGGCTAGCATCATGGGATTGGCCTGGAACCTGTCCAGATCCAGCCCGCTGTTCAGCAGCCGGAAGCCGTAGCTGTTTACTTTCGTTTCATCGTTGAGTGTCCAAGTTGCCATGCAGTTTTGTTGAGCTTTTTGCCTTTGTAGACCCAAGATTAGGAGCTATCCGATTGAGATAGAAATAGTTGCGCAACGCTTGCGCTCTTATTTCACACGCGAACCATTTTCCACCAGTTTTGGCAGAAATAAGAGCTAATGGCAGGGAAAAAGGACAAAATCAGACAACAGGCTATGGATTGGTATGTGGAGAATTTCGCCGCTACCAAGAAAGAAATCGCCGAGCTATTCAGTGTGACTGAGAAGACTATTGGGGACTGGAGCCAAAAAGACGACTGGGAATCCAAACGCCTGGACTATCACGCGTCACCCGTGAAGATCAAACAACTCCTACAGCAGGAGCTGCTATCTGTGGCTCAGGGCAACCCTGCCAAGCTTCCCGCCGACGGGATATCCAAGCTCATGTCTGCACTTGAAAAAGTAGAGAAGAAAGCTGATCCGGCCGTAGTGGCCAAGATTCTGAAAGACCTGGACAACTTCATATCCGAAGATGACCCCGCCTTTGCGATCAAGTGCACCCATCATCACAAGCAGTTCCTCATCCACCGCATTAACCTGGAATCCTAATGAGCATCGAGAATAGGAAATATCTCCGATTGCTCTCGGACTACGACAAGCATTGCGCCCGTATCTCCAAGGCTACGACCGTGGATATCCACGAGCTACCAGAGAGGAAAGTGCGTAGGATTCAGACGCTGGAAAAGGATTACATCAAGTGGTTCGAATACTACTTTCCCAACTTTGCCAAAAAGAAGTCCGCATGGTTTCATAAGAGACTTGCCGGGCTGATCGTGGACAACAAAAGCATTCGCCTACTGGCTGAGATGTTCCGAGGTGCTGGCAAATCTGTGCATATAGATATGGGTATCCCGCTATTTCTCTACCTGGCAAAAAATGACCTGAGGTACATGCTCCTTATCGGTCAGACTGAGGAGAAAGCAAACAGGCTTCTTGGAGGTGTCCAATCTCAGCTCACCCATAACAACCGTTTGAAGAATGATTACGGTGAGAAAGCACAGTATGGAGATTGGGCTTCAGGCTCTTTCCTTACCACGGATGGCGTTCGATTCGCTGCTATAGGTTTTGGGCAGGATCCGCGAGGATCTAGAGAAGATGCCGACCGTCCCGATTACATCGTAGTCGATGACGTCGATAGCAAAAAGCATGTGAACAATGACCGCCTGATGCGTGAGGCGTTGGACTTCATGACTGAGGACGTGTGGGGCTGTTTTGCGGCTGATGAAGATGCAACCAACCGATTCATTTTCGCCAACAATAACTTCCACCGGAATTCCATCACCAACCGTTTGCGGGTCTATTTCTTGGAGCAACTGGCCAAGCAGCAAATGTCTGGCAGGAAGTCAAGAACCTACTTTGAAGTATTCCGGGTATGTGCCGTAAAGGACACGACGGATTTTGAACCCGAGTGGCCAGAGCAGGGAAGTGCAGCACACTGGAGAGACAAGTATGAACATATGCCGTACCGCTCCTTTATGCGTGAATACATGCACGTCCACATTGAGGAAGGGAAGGTCTTTAAGTCAAAGGACATGCTTTATAAGTCTCCGTACTTTATGCGCGACTACGAGGCGCTCTGCTTTTACGGCGATTTATCCTACAAGGCAAATGGTGACTTCAAGGCGATGGTTTTGGTAGGGAAAAAGGGCAGGGAATTTCATATCCTCCTGGTGTATCTCCGGCAAAAGAGCCGCTCGGATGTCGCCAGATGGCTCTATGATATGTATGAATTGCTCGATCTGGGAAAGCAAAACATTCGCTACCTGATCGAAGGGCTCTTTGCAATGGATGAGTTCACCAATGACTTCGACATGGAGGGTGATCAGCGGGGATTCTACATCCCCGTCAGGCCTGATAAAAGTACCAAGGGTGACAAGTTCGACCGGATCGAGTCCTTACTTGGATTCTTCGAAAAGCACATGGTCTTCTTCAACGATGACTACCAGACAGTAGATCAACTCGAACTGATCAATCAATTCCTGGCATTTGAGAAAGGCTCACAGGCACATGATGACGGCCCCGATGCCGTGCATGGCGCATTCACGAATGTGAACAGGCGCACAGCTCACCGGGAATCCACCTACGTGATAGGCTCCCGATCGGATAACCATTATTAATCTTACCCTCCAAGGGTTGACAACCCTCCAAGGGTTTAAAACCCGTCGAGGGTTCTAAATAAATCAGTCTTATGAATACCAAACAAACTAGCCTTAACAAAATCATGTACCACCTCCGGTCCAGAGGCGGAATGTTGGTAGACATCGAGACAGCCCCCGCCAATGCGGTGGAATATGCCGAAAAAGAAGGCCTGAAACTCACCAACGAAAAGACCGGCAAATGCTGGATCTACGTCGAATCACTATTCTAACTAATTAAAAATGCCATTAATATCAATCTTAGACCTTTCCACCCACATCTATCCCGAGGGCATGGATGTGATCAGCCGGGACGATGATTCCAATGTGCAGGAAGCACTCGACTCGGCGATTCTCCAGGCTTCGCAATACCTGTCCAGGTATAACACGGCTACCATCTTCGATACTACGGATGCAGAGGAGAAGAAGAAGTATTCGAACCTGATCACCTACGTGAAGGATATCGCCAAGTGGCACTTCATCGCAGTGGCCAATGTGACGGTGGATCTCGATCTAGCTGAGCGAAGATACACCGCGGCACTTCACGAGCTGAAGGACATCCGGGCAAACATCCAAGCAGGATGGCCACTCCTGGAAGCGGAAGTATCAGACAAACCGTTCCGAACAGGCTCTAATCCTAAGTTCAACCATTACGGATACTAATCATGTCAGAAAACCAAAACGCCAAAGTCGGGAAAAGCTACCTGCCTTGGGTACCAAAAACAATCAGCCGAACCCGTATGGACATGAAGTCCTGGAACACCGGTCTGAACATGGCACGTATGGGCGAGCAGCCCCAAAACTGGGCAATTCAGTTGGTCTTTGATGAATGTGAGTTGGACACCTTGCTTTCCAGCCAGTGGAATAATAGAAAGAATCAAGTCTTCAGTTCCTCTTTTTCCCTGAAGAAAGCAAACGGTGACATCGATGAGGAAGCTACCAAGATCCTGAAGAAAAATCCGCTGTATAGGAGTCTGACGAATTCAGCCTTGGATTCGATTCTTTTCGGCTACAACCTGGTAGAGCTTTCGTTTCAGAAAAACGGAACTGAATCCAAGCTGACAGCGGAAAAGATTCCACGCTATAACGTGGTACCACAGACAGGATTGTTCTATCCAGAATATGGAGACACCTCCAAATCGATCAAGTATAGAGAGCTTGCCGAATTCGGCACTTGGATACTGGAGTTCAACTCCAAGACTCTGGGGCTCATGAATAAGCTGGTAGCTCCGGCATTGTTCACCCGATTTGCTGAATCCTGCTGGTCGGAGCTCTGCGAGATCTACGGGATTCCACCACGTGTGCTGAAGACCAACACCCAAGATGCTACCATGCTGAAAAGAGCAGAGACGATGATGCGGGACATGGGTTCGGCTGCTTGGTTTATTATTGATGAGACGGAAGAATTTGACTTTGCCAAAGGCGCAAGCACGAACGGTGACGTGTATAACAGCCTTTTGAAGCATTGCGGTGCGAAGATATGCAACCTGCTAAGTGGCGGTATGATTGGTCAGGATACGCAGAATGGAGCACGGGCTAAGGACGAAGTATCTATGGAAATGCTTTGGCTGTTAGTGCAGTCTGACATGGCTATGCTGGAGGAGGCCTGGAATGAGACCATCATCCCAGCGCTGGTAAAGCATGGGGTCTTACCTGAAGGCTTAAGCTTCGAATTTGATGAAGCGGAAGATGTAGCACAGCTTTGGAAGTTTGTCCATGGACTTCTTGGATACTTTGACTTTGATCCGGAATGGATCAAGGAGAAGTTTGGCGTGGAAGTGACAGCTGCCAAAGTGCAGACTGATCTGACTACGACACTAGCCTTAGCTCTTGCCAAGGCAGTCCCTCCCCCTCCAGGGGGAGCCGGAGGGGGAGATGGGGGAGGTGATTTTTTTCTGAGAGCCCCGCAGGACGGGGCATGTTGCGGAGCTCACCACATGCACGATTCTCTCACCCTTCAGGGGGAGTCGGAGGGGGTAAAAAGTGAGGCACTGATTGAGCGAATAGGAGCCGCAAAAGGCAAAGCGGGATTTGATGCGGATTTGTTTTGGGACACCAGCCGAACGCTGATCAAAGGACTGAATGCAGGGCTTGACGGGAAAAATATTACGCTTGGAATGCAGAGACCTGACAGGTTTTCAAAACCTGTCAGGTCTGGTAACCTAGTTTTTGACTTCACCTACGGCATGGATGACCCGCATCTCCTGACGAGCTTCGAGTTGAATTTGCATCGCTTTTCCGCGGGGAAAACACTGGCTGAAGTGCAAGCCTTGAATGAAGCTTTCCGCAACGCGAAGAGCTACGACATATTCAAGATGAATGCAAAGCGAATCGGTGACGTGTGGAATGATGCCTGGCTTAAGACTGAGTTCGATACGGCAACACTCGTAGGTGAAGCTGCTACCAACTTTCATAATCTCATGGAGGATGTGGAGACGTTTCCTTACTGGGAATATAAGACCGTCGGAGACAATGCAGTCCGTGAGGAGCATGCCAAATTAGAAGGGTTGATCTTGCCTGCCAATCACCCAGCTTGGGCGAAACTATTTCCGCCTAATGGCTGGAACTGTAGATGCTATGTAGTTGCGAGGATGGCAAGTGAAGTCGCTGACGTGGACTTTGCAGCGATGGAAGCTAGAGCTGACACCTACTTTGCTTCAGATCAATTTGCGAAAGCAGCAAGCCAGGGCTTTGGCGTGAATAGATCCGTGACAGGCGAAGTCTTCACTGCCAATCAGCAGTACATAGCCGGGAAGAATCTGACGGAAACTAAGAAACTCCTGAATGAGCTGACCGCTACCGACTATGGACTACAATTATCTGATAGCCTATTGACAGCAGCTACAAAAGAAATCCCAATAGGAAAGCAGGCAATTGGTGACTTCATAGCTGGACTGCCAGTGCTGAAGGGAAAACCAATTCTGACCGATCACAAGGATAGAGCTCTGAATTTCCCAACGGGAAGTACCAAAGGTGAGGAGCTGCTAGAAGCACTGAAGGACACGCTCAGCAATCCTACTGAAGTATGGATGCAGGATAAGAAAGCCGGATATCAGCTGACTTATTTCAGCTACTACAAAGAGGAGATCTTTCAGGTGATCGCTCAGCAGGAAGATTCAGAGCTGAATATTCTGCTCTGGAGGAAAATCAAAGCGGTGGAATCCAAACGCAAAGGAATGCTTCTCAGCGATGGCAAATAAGGCACAGGCACAGATAGACCAATTCTTTCGAAAGCTCAATGGCTTCGTGGACAAGGATGTCCCTGCCATCATCCGTCAATCTGGCGTGGAGTACTTCAAAGGAAGCTTCACCCGAAAAGCATTTGACGGCGTAGCCTGGGCACCGCACAGCAAGAAGTATAAGCCAAAGGGCGGTTCGCTCATGGTGAAATCTTCCAAGCTGCTCAACTCGATATCCGGGACGATCAAGCCTGACCGGGTGACCTTCAATGGGGGAAATAGCAGAACTCCCTATGCGCGAATCCACAATGAAGGCGGGACGATCAATCGGGCTGCACGGTCGGAGCTCTTCATCCGAAACCGCTATACGAAAGGCGCAAAATCTAAGGCCTTTGGAGGCATGGGATTGTACAAAAAAGGCACCACGGCAGGCAAAGGATTAACCTTCAAAGCCTACACCGTCAACATGCCACAGCGGCAATACATGGGCTATGCCAAAGAACTGAATGTGATCATCATGGAGCGTATCAAAGTAAAATTTCAAATCAAATAATTATGGACATCGATCAAATATTCCTAGAAGTAGCCGACCTCATCAACGGCGTGCCTGGCATCAAGTGGATAGATATGGATTTTGGACAGCTCGATAGTGATCAGCGTCCAGCTGTGGCTTTTCCCTGTGCCCTCATCAGTATTGATTTGCCTGATACCAATGACCTGGGCAATAGAGTGCAGAAACCCAAGGTGATCATCAATGTCAAGCTGGCATTTGACTACATGGGAGAAACGAGCGTCAAAACCGCTCCCAACTATCGGACTCGAGCATTGCGATACTACGGTATAGTCAAATCGGTTTATATCGCCCTTCAGGGACAGCGCATCGGCACCACGCCACTGAAGAGAAAAAGCCAAATGGAATATGCCCGTCCTGATCGGATCAAGATCTTGGACATGCCCTTTGAAACCAATTTCTTAGACGATAGCGCCCGCTAAAAATTTGAAAATGGTGATAATCCAAAACATCACCGTAAGTGGTGATAAAAAAAGCCCTCCCGAATATCGGGAAATGGCATTGGCCTACTATGGCACAGTAAAGGAAGTGTACAGGAAATTTCAAGGGCTAAGGCTATGCACCTGTGGACCGATGAAGCGCATCAACCAAATGGAGTATGAACGTCCTGACCGGATCAAGATCGTGGATATGCCCTTTGACCTGGTATTCGTGGATGACAGTGCGAGATGATATTTTTGGTGATTAAACAACTAAAAAGACCCGGCTCTGTGAGTCGGGTCTTTTTTTATATCTATTGGATCGGTCTCCAATGAGAAGTCCAACCTACTGACCATCCTTGAGGATACCAGGTTCTGCCATCGTTTCCTGCGTAGTTTTCACCTTCTATTGGCTTTGGTAAATGCCTAATTGATTTGCTGCCATCTTTTCCCAAAACCAAAACATTAACGTCAAATTCCGGCAATCTCTCTTCTACGCTTATCCAGCCTTCTGGATCATGTTGTTTTAGAAAATCTACAATAGCTTCATATGGAATTATTCCATCCCAACCTTCAGGATAAGTATTTGGGGGTTGATTATTGAACCATTCCTGAAATAGCTTCAAGTTTTCTCCTCCATCTAATTGAAAGGTATAAATATTAGGTAAATCCCTTAAGTCAAATTTACTAGAGGGTATTATGTCACCATTTTCATCGTATCTACCAACCTTGATTGGCGGATGATCTAAGTTAGGAGGTGGTATAAATCCTCTTCGACCTATTAAAAATGAGATTTCATTGCCAATCCATTCCTTTCCAGAAAAAGGAACTCCTTCAATAGAGGGTAGTTTCTCCTCATAAGAAGTTTCGTTAATAGTCACTTCTTTTCCTGTGGCAACCGCATCTTGAAGATGCTCTCTTAGAATATTTAAGATGTCTTCTACTTTTTCCTGTGGCAGTTTCATAGTTTCAATTTAAACATTTTCTCGTAAAAAATCCCCGAAGCTATCACCCCGGGGTTTTCCATATACTAAACCACTAACCTATTGCTCAAGACCTGGCAGGTTTTCAAAACCTATTGCTCAAGACCTGCCAGGTTTCTAAAACCTGGCAGGTCTATTAATTGAAAAGAACCAGCTGGCTCGGATCAACCTCTTCCTCGCTCCGGTTGATCTTCATACTCTTAATATTCATCCACTGGCGATAGTTCAAAAAGATGTTGAACTTCGGGAATACATGCCTTACGATTCTCGTATCTGGTATATCCTCCTCCTTCACGCTGAGGTAAACCTCTCGGATGAACTGGGCTTTCTTGATGTAATTGTCACGAACGTAGGCCATACAACAAAAATACCCTGCCATCATGGCAGGGTACAAATAAGTTCTAAGTAAGTTGTAAGATTTTACCAGTCATCACTCTTCAATACACTTAACTCAAACTCCGATAAAAACCAATTAAAATACTCTTCTATAGACTCTTTGGCACGCTGATCTTGAATATCTAGATTCTCATTATACACACCATAATGAGTTCCAAAGGATTTTAAATTACCCTTTGGGACTATCGGGCCAGCTGTCCAGGAGTTGATTTCACATTTAACCTTTTGATCCTTGAATTCGAATGTGATTGAATACCTCAAATCATACTTGATAGCAAAGTTGCGCTTCAACTTACTTTCTATTGCATTCTCAGAAAATCCATTCACCGTAATGGATTTGTTTTCGACGCCCGAAATAGCATGATTGGGAGCATTGAATATTCCATTCAGATAAGTGAGTGACTTTTTATAGAGGTTATCTTGATCCTCTTGTGCTATAATAACAACGTATGTTTCACCTTCCTGAGTCAACATTCCATTAGGAGTCATACTGAATTGTGCCATTGCCAAGTCTGGAAGTAATAGGATTAATAGAGATAGAAGTAGATTTTTCATTATTGCGGGAATTGGAGGTTAAACATACTCATTGATTTTCACTTGTATATACCCTGTACAGGGTATTTTTCGGGAGAGGCAGTTACCTCTCCCGAGGTGTTACTTGATCATTTTCACTAGATTCAATGCTTTGCGAAATGTGCGCAAGTAATGGATCTGGTGCTCTGCTGTCTCGCCAGGCATCTCTGGATAGCGGAGTAGGTAGCTGATGTACTGGGTTTCGATTTCTTCCAGGTAGATAGCCATCTCTTGCGGGTCGATGTGGTCAGTCAGAAAGATTTGGAGAGCCTGGTAGTCAAAAGTAAGCTCTTTTGATGCGTTAAGTTGTGAGGTGTTTCCTGTAGTGGATTGTGTGAACATAAAATTACCTTGTTTTTCAGTCAGCTAATTCGGTGACTGATTCCGATTGTAGATCCGAATGGTCTGATCGCAAGATATCTTTCTTAGCTTTTCCCACGTTAGGAACTTTGGAAAAGCTTGCTATCCGTCACTAACTGTCTATCTAAATCCAACTACCTGCCCCGCCTCAGTCTTGATGGCCTTCAGCCCCAGGCTCCGAAGATGCGTGTAGTAGTTAATCGTATCCTGGGGGCTGAGCTTTTGCAGGATCTTCGAATCCCATTCATTCGGGAACTTACTACTTCCCTGTCCAGCCAGATCTGCCCGGAACTCATTCCAGTACTTCACCAGGTTGGCGATGGACTGCTTTCCTTTGAATAGAAAGTTCTCTGACCTGAAGTATGCATGAAGCTGCTCTTCAGTTGGGTTGATCTGCTTGATCTTGCCAGCATCGGAGGCCGTGACCTTGTATTTGATGCTCTTATGCTTCTCATAGACACGGCAGAATAGGGCTAGCTTTTCATTTGCCGGAGCTTCTTTGGTCACCTCTAGCCCAAATCCCTTTAAGGAATTGAAATCCTCAATTCTCTCAGCATTGGTTGGCAATGCGCCAAAAATCCAAGCGGTTTTAGGATTGTTTAAAGGAGGATTAAAGTCTATTTCAAAGCCGATTAAAAGCCCATTCTCATAAGTTGCGGTAGCGGCTCCTTTTCTTCCTTCGGAGGTTAGTTTATAGGTCGTTTTCATGGTTTATTTTTGAATAGCACTGGCATTTCATCAATTCTTCTATATGACATACATGGATTATTTTTACACCAGTCGTTTACATTTGTTTGGCATAATGGCTTTGCATCACAGCTGTAGCAGATATTGGATGTCGTAGCATGATCTTTTGGTATGGGATAAAATCCCTCGGGAGCTTCATTTTGATTAATTCCTTGGAATATAGTTAGCTGTGTGTTTCTCATCTTGATACTTGAGTCTAGCTACTTATTCAATCCGACCAAATAGCTCTTAAATACTTTCTCTTCGAATATGCTTACCAGGATGTTCAGCTCCTGCACCGTGTGCTCCATGAGTGGCTTTTTGTATTTCTGCTGAAGACACCAGTTGTCCAGTCTGGCCATGATCATCTTGATTCCCTGCGCACCATCTTCAGGTGCAGTAAGCGGGAACCAATTCATCTGCCTTGCGATGCTGATCATCTTTTTGCGCTGGATGTCACCGGGCTTTGGCTGCCAGTTCTTTTGCTCGGCTTGGATAGATTTCAGATAGTCCATGAGCTGATTCCATTCTTTGTCAGTCAAGGCTCTTAGGCTTTGTGTCCGGCCATTAGAGACGTCATGTGCTAGTCCATCTTTTTCCAGGTCATACGCCCGGCAGATGGCGAAGAATTGGGGATAGTTGCGTGTCATAGTTTTAATTCTCCTTTCTTTATTATTTCCCAACAAATCCATTCCTCATCAAGGTCAGAGAAAGACCGGAACTTTCTTTGTTCTGTGATCACCACTCTACCTTTAACCAATTCTATCTCTAGCACTTCCTTGATTCGCGAGTTTGCGCCTTTATTTATCAACATCCCCACTTCAATCTCCTCACCTCTTATTATACCAACAGATCTAAAATCAACTTCAATGGTATAATATTGTGTTTTGAAAGAAGGCGCTAATGGTTTTTTAAATGGTATCTGTACCTGCTTAAGATTTTTCATTTACCTCCCTATCTTTAGGTTCTGGCATAGCGATGCCCAGCAGTTGGAATAGCTCCCATTCGTCCTTGACTTTGCGCTCCCACTTGCTTTTTTCGTGGAATAGCATTCCATCCACAGAGTGATACCCTTTGCGCACCCAGCCAGCAGCCAAAACCTTATGCGAGTACTCAGCTGATCCGGTTCGGATAGCGAGGATCAAGCCCCAGTTGGCAGGCGTGGCAAAGAAGAGGTCTAGTTTGATCCCTTCGACTTCGCTCAGGGTGACACCTGTACCGCTCAGGGTGACACCTGTACCGCTCATGCTGACACGGCTGTCAGGCTGAGCGAAGTCGAAGCCCAAGTCAATAGGAATCACCCGCTGCGTGTACTTACAAGGTAATTCACCTTTCACTTTTACCCATCTATTAACCACGGTAGCTATGCCGGATTCGAAAAGTCCGACTTCATAAGGCTTGGGAATGGCTACGATCTCGATGTCCTTTACTTCAGGCTTTTCCCGTCGGATAGATCCTGCGATCTGGATCCGCTCGCAGTGAGGAGCTAGCTGCTGCACCAGCTCCGCTGCGATTTTTTGTGCTTGTTTGAGTTTCATGAGAAATTGAAGTTTTCCTTTAGGATGCGATACTTTGAGTCTAGTCTGATTTCATCAGCTTCAGGGATTTCGATCATGAGGGGCTTTCGGGCTGGATAGAGGGTGTCGGTGATTTCAAACCCATAGTCCAACGGATGGCGGTTGGTATGCTCGATGAATCTCGTCTCTGCCATCTCCCGACCTATCCGCATGCCGAACTTGAGGCTGATTCCTACCGCTCCGATCAGGATCAGTAGGAAAAGGATGGTTAGGATTACCATTTTAGACCTGTCCAGTGGTACATAATTAACCCTTCCGCTTCCATGTAGAATATCCCATCTTTGTCAGCTTTGATTCCAGATAGCCAATAGCTGACAAAATCAGGAATTGAATCAAATCCATCAGCGCTTATTAATCTATTGAAATCGATTTGCTCAATTTCTTTTCCATCGACATGGACATCCATCCAGCCGCTTCCATCAGGTCTTTTTAGTATTATTAAATCCAATAGCTGAATGCTTTTAAGAGTGTGCTCCGAGGTGATCTTTTCACAGGACTTGTTTCTGAGGCCTGTGTACATGTGTAGCTGCTCTCCTAGCTTTGGCTCCACCTTACGAGGATTACGGATAGTGAATTTCTTCGAGCCATCCAGAATCTTCGGTGCAAATTGTTTCTTGAATCCCAGCAGCATCAGAAGTCCGTTTTTAGCATGTCAACCACCGGATTATCAGAGGGCTGTTCTTTGAATATCTCTATTCCCATCTTGAGCGCACATTCCCGCTCGAAGGTGGCGCCTTTGCTGGACTGCCAATCAGGAAGCATATCGATGAAGTCTGCAAAAGGCAAGTGTGCCAAACATATCTTCATTGCTTCCTGCCAGTTGCAGGATTCATCTACCAGCTCGCAGGGGTTAAACACTTCAAAGCCTTTCGCTTCAAGTTCCACTTGCCGCTTCGCAAATTTGGCCACTACATCTTCGTAGTGCAGGCCGGACACTTTTCCGGCGATGTAGATTAGAGGTACGTCCAATTCAAAGAACTGCCGTACCGATTTCATGTTTTTGTTTATTGGGGTTGTGCTCATTTGTTTTTGGTTTTTAGTTAACCAGTACTGCCTACTGAATACTGAATACTGAATACTACTTTGATTTCCCACATTCCGTAGGAAATCCCGTTGAATGCTTTGCTGCCTGGGGATATTTGTCCCCTACCTGATAGCGGTGTCCTTCGTAGTGCGCAAAACAGCCCAAAGATTTGCTGTTGTCATTTTCGTTTACATTGGTGTAGGACACACAGACTTCACAGCCCCGGATTAGGACCACATCACCGAGGTAGCTCATGGTTGCAGGTGCGATTGATCCGCATCCCATAGCCAGGGGAAGGAAGGCAAGTAGGAGGACTTTTCGGATGTTTTTCCCGATCATTTTCTTAGGGATGCTTTTCCCTTTCAGCCAGCCTACCCGGTGTGCCAGAAGCAGCGTGAGCAGCCAGAATGGGAATATGCACAGGCAGTCAATCCAGCTCATCTTCTTTGGAGTTTAGGGTGAGACTTTGGACTTTGTGCATGCTGCGGATCTGATGCCTGGCATCGTGCACCGGGTGATGCAGTTCACCTGTGAAGGCCAGGTGCTTTTTCAGCAAGTCTTCATACCCACATAGGTAGGTACGAACGCATCGCTCGCGTGAATATCGCCAGGGAAGATCCTGCTTGTGCCTATCGTATGCGTCACGAAGGATGGCCTGATCGAAGCTTGGTCCACGTCCCCATATTCTGACATCTTCAGCGCATTCGGTTTTAATGAATCGGGTGAGGCTGAGAAGTGCTCCTTCTAATGTGTAGGTGTCTTGCTGAATTCGCTTGAAGAGCGCAGGCATATCCATCCACCAGATGAGTGTGTCGGCATTGATTGCTAGTCCTTTGTCCTGGCAGCTCTGGATATCGATGTTCATGTGAAATAATTGCTCTCCTAGCAATTGTTCAGACTTGAAGAATGGAACGGCAGCTATAGACAGTATCACGCATCCGACTCCCTTTCCGAGGGTTTCGATGTCGAGCATGAGGTCAGTGTATTGTTTCATTGAGTGTTTTGATTTGTTGTTTAAGAGCGTCACTAGCTCCGATGATTTGATGAGTTTTTCTTCTTCCTTTTCTCCAATTTTTCCTTCTAAAAGAGAATCCTGATTTTTCCAAATTGTCCAAGTTCCGCATCATCGTCCTTTGAGTAGTGCAAAACGTGTCGCACATCTCCAGTATATTCCTGGGTTTTTCTGCCAAGTAGGTTACGATTGAAATTACCCGTTCAAAATCAGTCTGGATGTTCATTTTTGATAGTTTGAGAACCACAGAACTGATCGCATTTGCAGCAAGGCCAAGTACAGATAGTTCGATTGGGATTCTTTTTTCTAAGCATAAGAATGATTTTGGTGAAGAAACTGATTAGTACTTCATGCATGATTTTGGTGGTTAGGGAGCCCTGACCGTAGCGGTCAGGGCTTGGGTGAAAAATCAACTTTACTGTTCTTTGTCAAGCGGGTGAGAATCTGCCAGTCCGGTGACCCATTGGATTCCAGCTTTCACGCCTTCCTCGTAGGTTCGCTCTGGGAAATCGGTATCCTGTCCCTTTACTTCGATTTCGCCTACTACTTCATCGATCTCCTTCCAGCCTACTGATTTTTTAACTCCCATTTTCAGCTCCTTTCTTTTCTTTGACTCTCTCCTCCATCTGGAGTACTTCATCTTCTGTCATGGATTCGACTAGTTCGAGGTAGTAGCTAACTGACCCCCAAAATGAAATATTGGTTTTTGCAGCTCTTTTATTAGCAGGGCTTTTTGCCCTTTCCAGTTTGTATTGATTGTCAACTGTCATTTCCTTGCAAATCCTAATCATTTCATAAAGCGTCTTCATCTCCACGGTTGTTTGAATTTTATTACCTGGCATGCTGTACCTCCTCCCATTTTACTTGCGCCAAGCCCCATTTCTTTAGGGCTTTTTGATTACGCTTGTTTGTTTTTTTAACTGTGTTTTGGCGCTGCTGTTTTTGCTCGTTATACCCTCTGCTGCCTGCGCAAGAAGTCAAGGCAAAGAATACGAGTAGGACTAGGATCTTAGCTTTCATACCGATGCGAAGTTTAGGTTGATGTTTTCATAAGCTCCAGTCTGCTCGTTACGCTTGAAAAAGCGTATGTACTGAGCACTGTCCACTTCCACATAAGAAGCCTTGAATAGCTCGACTGCTTTCTTAAATGAAGGGTGATCAAATTCATCTTCCATCTTGAATAACCGACCGACTAGGTTGATATCGAACTTATCATTCTTCTTTTCGGTCACTCCCTTCATATATTTATAAGCTGCGTTTCCTGACTTTTTCACGAAAGTCAACAGAAACTCATTTAGGTGATCAGCAGCCAATTCTGCACGTTCATCGAATTCTTTGATCATCTGATTTGAGAACTCTACCTTATATTCCGCATCAGTTGACTTGAGTTGGAAATTACCCTTGTGATTGGACTTCACTTCACCAAATTCCTTCATAAGCTCGTAGTGGGCTAGAAGCTGGTCAAATCCCTGCTGTTTAACCCAACTTGAAAATCGAATTGGACAACATTATGTAATACAACTAGTTACGCTAATTATTTTTACAATTGGGTCACAACTTTTGACTTCCTCACATAGGGTCTGTCCTTAAATTTGAGC